AGCGGAAAGTTTGTCACTTACCCGTGAGTTTTTTTACGATATCGCTCACCGGCAACTGCAATACTCATCGATTTTTATTTCGAGCGTGTTAAATAGCGTACCGTTTGCCGAAGACCGAAGACACATTGCTTGTATTTGCGCCGCACTTGCTTCACCGCAAACGAAACTCTACGCGGCAGCAACAAGCATGAATCAGGCGGGAATGCGGCAAGTGCAAGGCGTGAAGTATTTGAGCAAAACTCAGGCAACGGCCCGATTGTTTTTACTCGAATATGAGCCGGGCATAACGCTCGGTGATATCAGTAACCAGCCGAAGGTGCAGAAGTACCATACGCTCAGGGAATTCTACGAGTTATTTAAGGAATTCTTTGAAATAGTGCGGGTGAATGATAGCAATCACAACGTGCAAGCGGTATGCTCTAACCCGCTAAAAATAAATGTAAAAAAGCTGAGGGATGCTTTAGAGTTCGAGTTTGATTTACCTTATCCTGATGGCACTCGCATGGGGTTGGTGGATGAAGCAAAAGAAGCCTTCTCTCAGCGGTTAGGTGTGAAGTTATGATTATATTGCTCGATCTCAATTATACGCTGGTGGAAAACAGCGAAGAAAAGCACAAGCCCTTCATAAAGCAAATAGAGGCAGAGCAGTATCGTGCATGGCTGGTCAAATTATTAAAGCCGCATCATGTGATCTTGATGACGGCGCGGCCCGCCACATACTTCGCCCAAACCATCGCAAGCATTGAAGAAAAAACCGGCTGGCAACCGGATGAAGCGTTATTCAATGCCTACGGCCTTACCCCGCCGCTGGCAAAGGAGCGCATGCTGAAAGAGCATGTGCTGCCAAAGTATAGCGAAGCTGAAATGCTTGCGATTGAAAGCAACCCTGCAACTCGCGCCATGTATGCGCGTTATGGCATCCGCTCGGTAAAAATCGAGCCTGGTGACGAGTGGCAACAACTACCAAGTTAATCTTATGCAAATCCCTAGAGAATGGTCCTTCGAGAACACTAGTGTGGCCTCGGGGTTCGATAAGCACGTCCGCGAACAACTTCCGTGGTATGACATGGTGACTGGCGCGGTGGCGCATATCGCCCGTCATTACATACCCAAAGGCGGGCTGGTTTACGATATAGGCGCGTCCACCGGCAACATAGGCCGCGCCATCAAAGAAACGCTGAAAGAACGAAAAGCGAATTTGATAGGTATCGAAGCCAGCGCGGAGATGTGCGCCAAGTATGAGGCTCCCGGCGAACTGGTGCAGATAGATGCGCTGGATTATCGCTTTCAGCCTTATGATTTGGCGATTTGTTATCTGGTGATCATGTTCATGCCGATAGAAAAGCGGCAAGCGTTCATCGATAATCTGAAATCTCTTATCAAACCCGGTGGCGCATTACTGATCGTGGATAAATGCGAAGCAGCATCCGGTTATGAAGCCACGGTATTCTGGCGGCTTACGCTGGCCGGGAAAGTCGCGGCGGGTGTTGATGCGGAAAGCGTCATCAAAAAAGAGTTAAGTTTGTCAGGCGTGCAACGTCCTATCGACCCGGCCATGCTGGGCGAGGATGCAAGCCTTTGGTTTAGGTTTGGCGATTTCGCCGGTTGGATAATCACGAAGTAATCATCATGTCAGAAGCAACATACAAGGTGGGCGTAATCGCCCGGCTCTTTGGCGTGTCCGAACGCCGGGTGCAACAGCTGGCGAAGGATGGAATTATCCCGAAAGCTGAAAAAGGAAAATATGAGCTAATCGGCTCTGTGCGCGGTTATATCGCATTCCTGCAGGAGCGTGCCTTCGGCAAGGATGTGATGACGATAGACGCGCGCCAAGAACGCGCTCGTTTGCTCAAAGCCCAAGCCGACAAAACCGAACTGGAAGTGAAAGTGATGAATCGCAACCTCATTCCTGTTGAGGAAGTAAAAAGCGATTGGTCGGCTATGGCAGTGGCGTTTCGCTCCCGGTTGCTGGGCCTCCCTACGCGAGGCGCACATATAGCCACCGGACTCAAGGAGTTTCATGAAATCGAACAGGCATTGAGGGAGCTGGTGCATGAAGCATTGAACGAGTTATCCCTCTATGACCCAGAAACAAACAGCGGCACTCATACGGACAGTGGCGCGGCTGGTAGCACCGCCGCCATCGATGACGGTAAGCCAGTGGGCGGATCGTTACCGGCAGGTGAGTAGCGAAGCCAGCGCCGAACCGGGAAAATGGCATACTGATCGCGCACCCTACCAGCGCGATATCATGGACGCGGTATGTCATCCGCTGGTGGAAACGGTGGTAATCATGTCTTCCGCGCAGATCGGGAAGACAGAAATTGTCAACAATATCATTGGGTATCATGTTCACTTAGACCCTTCGCCCATCCTGCTGCTGCAGCCGACGCTTGAAATGGCCGAAGCGTGGAGCAAAGACCGCTTCGCGCCGATGTTGCGCGATACGACGGTGCTGCACGGGTTGGTGAAAGACCCGCGCACGCGTGATAGCGGCAATACGCTGCTCTATAAACGCTTTCCGGGCGGGCATATCACGATGGCTGGCGCGAATTCGCCCGCTTCGCTGGCCTCGCGCCCGATACGGATTGTGCTGGGTGATGAAGTTGACCGCTACCCTGTTTCGGCAGGTACGGAAGGTGATCCGGTGAGCTTGGCAAAGAAGCGCACCACCACCTTTTGGAATCGTAAACTCATTCTGACTTCCACCCCCACTACCAAGGGGGCAAGCCGGATTGAAGCGGCATTCGAGCAAAGCGATCAACGGCGTTACCATGTGCCTTGCCCGCAATGCGGCGAATATCAAGTGCTGAAATGGGCGCAAGTGAAGTGGGAAAACGGCGAAGAAGGCCACAAGCCGGAAACCGCCCACTATATTTGTGAACAAAATGGCTGTGTAATTTCCGATAGTGAGCGGCCCAAAATGATTAAGGCGGGCCGCTGGGTGGCGGAAAAGCCATTCACCGATATCGCCGGTTTTCATATCAACGAACTTTACTCCCCGTGGGTAACGCTGGCGCAGATGGTAACGGACTTCCTGCGGGCGAAAGCCTTGCCGGAAACGCTGAAAACGTGGGTAAACACCTCGCTTGGTGAGCCGTGGGAAGAAGATGGCGAAACACTGGATGCGGACGTTCTGCTACAGCGCAAGGAAAGCTGGGGCAATGAGTCGCCGGAGCCGGTGGTGCTGGTTACGGCGGGCGTGGACGTGCAAGGTGATCGCCTTGAAGTCGAAGTGAAAGGCTGGGGCGTTGGTGAAGAATGCTGGTCACTGGATTACCGCATTATTTACGGCGACCCGGCGCAAGATGCGGTGTGGCAAGAGTTGGATGCTTACCTGCTCACGCCCATTCGTAGCAAGTTAGGTGTGCAGCTTAATATCGCATGCGTGTGCATCGATTCGGGCGGGCATCACACACAAATGGTTTACGAATTTTGCAGCAAACGTGCCGTGCGCGGCGTGTTCGCTATCAAGGGGGTAAGCCAAGCCGCGAAGCCGCTGGTAGGAAGGCCAACGCGCAACAACCGCTACAAGTTGCGCCTCTATCCTATCGGCACGGATACCGCCAAGGAAGTGATCTACAGCCGGTTGCGGATTACCGAACCCGGCGCAGGTTACTTCCACTTTCCGCTGGAACGTGACCGCGAGTATTTCCTTCAGCTGACGGGGGAAAAACAGGTGGTGCGTTTTGCCAAGGGCGTGGCGAAACGGGAATGGATTAAAACGCGCAGCCGTAACGAGGCACTGGATTGCACCGTGTATGCGCTGGCGGCGTTTAAGCTGCTCAACCCTAATCTGGCGCAGCTGACCGAAGACATTGAGAAAGCACCGCGCACAGAGCCGGAAACTAAAACGCAAGAAGAACAACAGCAATCAACCAACCAAGCGTGGATTCCGCGCATGGATAACTGGCTATCGAGGTAATTATGGCATTTACGCAAGCCCAATTAGATGCGCTGGAAACAGCTATTGCCGCTGGCACGCTTGAAGTGAGCGTGGGCGATAAGAAAGTCCGCTACCACTCGCTGGATGAGATGATTCGTCTTCGGGAAATCATGCGGAATCAACTTGATGTGGCGGCGCAAAGCCAGAAAAGCCGTGCCAGCTTCGCAACATTCACGAAGGATTGATTATGTGGTTAGATGATTTAATCGGTGTTTTTTCGCCTGTTTCCGGCCTAAAACGCAAGCAAGCCCGTATTGCGCTTGATTTTATGCAACGCGGCTATGAAGGCGCAAAAACCGGAAGGCGTATTGATGACTGGCTCACCACCGGAGCTTCCGCCAACAAAGAGATCGCCTCGGCAGGCAACCGCTTGCGTGAACGCGCCCGTGATCTGGTGCGTAACAACCCTTACGGCAGCAAAGCCGTTGAGGTGTTTGTTGGAAATGCCATCGGTATCGGCATTTCCGCGCAAGCGGATACCGGCTTAAAACGCCTAGACAAGCAGATCATGGAAGCATGGCAAGAATGGAGCATGCAATGTGACGCGGAAGGCGATTTAGACTTCAACGGGATGCAAGGCTTGGTAGCACGCGCCATGTTCGAGAGCGGAGAGTGCTTCGTGCGCTTTCGTGATCGCCCGTTTAGTCTGGATTACCCTATACCGTTTCAGCTGCAAGTGTTGGAAGCCGATTTCCTTGATACGAGCAAAACCGCACCTGCCGGCAATGGCAACTATATCAATCAGGGCGTGGAGTTTGATTCATTCAACCGGCGTGTGGCTTACTGGATGTGGCCGCAACATCCCGGCGAAGATGGAGTTGGCGCAATGCGGCTGCAAAGCGTGCGCGTACCAGCCGATCAGATTATCCACCTATTTCGCAAACACCGCCCCGGCCAGTTCCGGGGCGTTACTTCTTTTGCTCCCTCCATCGTGCGGATGCGTGATCTGGATGGTTACGATGACGCGGAATTGTGGCGCAAGAAGATTGAAGCCTGTTTTGCCGCGTTTGTGACGCAAGTGAGTGGCGCGGATGGGCCGATTGTCGGCAACATGGTGAAGAAAAACGCAAGTAGCGGTGCTTCAAGCGACCCGGACAAGCTAGAGCAATTCCGCCCAGGGATGATTGAATATCTCCAACCGGGCGAAGATATCCGCTTCGGCAATCCGAATAGCGATGGCAACTACGAATCCTATGAGCGCGTACAGCTGCATGCGATTGCGGCTGGCCTCGGCATTACCTATGAGCAGCTTACGGGCGATTTGAGCCAAGTGAACTACAGCAGCCTTCGGGCTGGCTTGCTCGAATTCCGCAGCCTCATCGAAATGTTGCGGTGGCAGGTGTTCGTGCCGCGCCTGTGCGTTCCAGTGTGGAGGCGGTTTATTGATCGCGCCTATGTCGCCGGGAAAATCGGCCGAATCGAATACGGGGTGAAATGGACTCCGCAAACTTTCGAGATGATTGACCCGCTGAAAGACGCACAGGCCGATACGCTGATGATTCGTAACGGCACGCTCACCTTAAAAGAGGCAATCGCCCGCAGAGGTTTTGACCCTGAAAAGCAAATCGAGGAAATCGCGGCAACCAACCGGCTGCTCGATGAAAACGAAATCGTCCTTGATTGTGACCCCCGCTACACGGCGAAAAGCGGCACGCAACAAACTGAAAAAGGAGGCAGCAATGCAGACTCAACACCCGTTAAACAATCCACCAAAAAATCCGGCAAGCAACTCGAACTCACCCTTGATGGGGAGGATGAATCTACCGCTTCAGACGAGGCTGGCACAGCTTGAGGAAGATAAAACCGGCGCAGAAGAACGTATTTTCAACGTGATTTTCACCACCGGCGCAACTGTTCGCAAATACAATTACTTCGCGGATGAAATGTATGACGAAGAATTGGTGGTGAATGAAACTTCCGTGCGCTTGGGCCGACTGAATAGCGGTGCGCCCGTGTTGGATACCCATAGCGATTTCGAGTTGGATAACGTCAAAGGCGTGGTGATTGCTGGAAGCGCACGCATTGAAGGCGGGCTTGGTTATGCCAGCCTAAAAATTGATGGCGGGCCGGAAAACGAGCCTGTCATTCGCAAAATTCGGGATGGAATCATCCGGAATGTCAGCGTTGGCTATCGTGTCCACCGATACGAGGTCATACGAAACGATGGTGCGGTTCCCCTGTACCGCGCCATCGATTGGGAGCCTTACGAAATTTCGTTGGTTCCTATCGGGGCGGATGCTGGCGCTGGCATCCGCTCCACCCCTCACACTTATCCGTGTGAGGTTATCAATCTTTCAACCCCAAAGGAGAAACGCACTATGTCTAACCATGACACACAGCCGAATGAAAATCCGGCAACCCCTGAAACACCGGCAGCGAATCCGCCCGCCGATGCGCCAGAAAATCCTGCTACCCCAGCCAATCCTGAAACGCCAGAGCCAGAAGGTGCGGAAGAAGCCCGCGCCGAAGGCATGCGGCTTGAGCGGAGCCGTGTTTCGGAAGTCAGCAAAATCGTCCGTGCAGCAAAACTGCCGGATATCTTCGCACAAAAGCTGATTAACGAAGGCACGTCGCTGCAACAGGCCCGCAAGCTGGTGTTGGATGAACTGGCCCGCAAGTCCGGTGAAGGCGGAGAAATTCGCAGTCAAGTTACCATTACCCGCGATGAAATGGATAGCGTGCGGGCGATGGCAGAAAATGCGCTGCTTCACCGCCACGACCCGAAAACCTACAAGCTGGATGACGGTGCGCGTGAATATCGTGGCATGACGTTGATGGAGATCGGGCGCGATATCCTGAAACGCCGTGGCGTGGATACTCGCGGCATGTCGAAATCCGAAGTGGCTGGCGTGATGCTTGGCATTGAAACTCGCGGTGGCTTTCATTCCACCAGTGACTTTGCCAACATCGTGCTGAACGTGGCGAATAAAACGCTGCGTTCCGCTTATGAGGCGGCTCCGCAAACTTTCAAGCCCTTTGCTCGACAAGTCACCGCGCCGGACTTCAAAACCATTGCCCGCGTGCAGCTGGGCGATGCGCCTTCACTGGATAAGGTAAACGAATCCGGTGAGTTCAAGCGTGGCACGATCAGCGACGGTAAAGAACAGTATGCGCTGGCAACCTATGGCAAGGTGGTGGCGATTAACCGCCAAGTCATCATCAATGATGATTTGGGGGCGTTCACCCGCTTGCCGGAAATGTTTGGCCGCGCCGCCGCTGATCTGCAAAGCGATACGGTATGGGGTATCATCACCGGCAACCCAGTGATGGGCGACGGTACGGTGCTTTTCCATGCTAACCACGGCAACCTTGCCGGTGCAAACGCAGCAATCGCGGTTGCAACGCTCGGTGAAGGCCGTGCGGCTATGCGTAAGCAGAAAGGCTTGAACGGACGCTTTATCAACGTGATGGCGAAGTATCTGCTTGTTCCGGCAGCGATTGAAACCGTTGCAGAACAATATGTGACGCAAACCAATATCATCTACACGAAAAGCAGCGATTACAACCCGTTTGCCAATAAGTTGCAGGTGATTGCCGAGCCTCGCCTTGATGCCGCTTCGCTTACCTCTTGGTATATGGCGGCTGATCCGGCGCAGATCGACACTATCGAGTATTGCTTCTTGGAAGGTCAGGAAGGCGTTTACCTCGAAAGTCGCCTTGGCTTCGATGTGGATGGTGTTGAACTGAAAGCTCGCCTCGACTTCGCGGCTAAAGCAATCGATTGGCGCGGCTTCTGGAAAAACACCGGCGCATAATCAACTGCAATCCATGACTACCCAACCACCGGCTTCAAGCCGGTTTTTTTATGTCTAAACCAAAAGGAAACTGCTTATGAAAAACTTTCTCATGGAGGGTAAAACCCTCACTCTCACAGCCCCTTATGCCCTTATTTCGGGGCAAGGCTTACTGGTTGGCTCTATTTTCGGCGTTGCCTCCGCAGATGCGGCGATCAGTACCGAAGTGGAAGCTGTAACGGAAGGCGTGTTCACACTCGCCAAGGCAACAGGTGCAGCATGGACGGTTGGTGCTCTCATTTATTGGGATAACACCAACAAGAATTGCACCACCACCGTTGGCAGCAACAAGCTGATTGGTGTTGCTATTACCGCCGCCGCTTCTGGCGATACGATAGGCAACGTTCGATTAAACGGGGCTTTTATCAGCTAACGGGTGGTCAACCGCAACAGCCGATCGACAAGTTACCTATTGACCGACTCCCACTTGAGGAAATTTCAGATGACCGCATTCTCTATATCAATTCAGACACTTTTTAATGACCGGAATGTGTCACGGGATGCGTTTTTTCTGCCTTTAGTGGGAAGCAATAAGGCTGTTCGCGTCATCACCCGTGCGCCGGATATCTACCA